CAAATCTTTATGAAAGGAGGCCATTCATTATGCCTAAAAATAATGAAACTAAGTTCGACAAGTACTTTAACTTGCCAAATCCGGGCTTACGGTCTTATTTTGACATAGTCAGAAAAGGACAACCGGATGAGTATCGTACTACCTTCGCCAAGGGTAGTAGTGTTCAGGAAGTCCTGGACGATTGGAGTTCTACACTTGAGTCGATCGCTGACAAGTGGCCGACTCTTGTAGACTTCGAAAATGACCTACGGGCCAAGGTCGGACCAATGTCAATCATGCGTCCTCTGGAGGAAAGGATTGCGGACATCGATCATTACTATGATGACATTGCCAAGTCATCAAGCCCAATAGCTGACTCAGCACTGAAGGCAGTTGTCAGTGAATTCAGTGCGATAAAGGGACTGCGAGTTAGAAATCAACAGCGTACCGTTGATTTAATGAAGAAGTCAACTAACTCTGGCTCTCCGTACTTCACCAAACGCAAGTACGTGACTGACAAAACCATTCCTTGTGAAATGGTTCTGGATTCTCTCCTTGTCCAGCAAAATCTCCAAGGTCATACTTGGGATGCATGTGCTGTGTTAGGATGGAGAGGTCAAGAAGGTGGTCCCAAAGCTGAAGACGTTAAACAGCGTGTGGTTTGGATGTTTCCATACGCAGTCAACATCTCAGAACTACAGGTTTACCAACCACTGATTGAATCATGTCAGCGATTCAATCTCGTTCCTGCTTGGGTTAGCATGGAATCGGTCGACCAACGTGTCACTAGGATGTTTGACACGAAGGGTGTAGACGACGTGGTTATCTGTACAGACTTCAGTAAGTTTGACCAGCACTTTAATGCAGACATGCAGACTGCCGGGTTATCTATCCTATCAAGCCTGTTAACTTCCGACAGTGTTAGCTCCAAGTGGCTGGAAACTACATTCCCCATTAAGTACGTCATACCTCTTGCATACGACTACGGTAAAATCCGTGTGGGTAAGCACGGTATGGGAAGTGGTTCGGGCGGTACCAATGCGGATGAAACTCTCGTTCATCGTGCGATGCAGTACGAGGCCGCACTAAATAAACACGCCCGTCTTAACCCGAATTCACAGTGTCTTGGTGATGACGGAGTACTCACGTATCCCGGGATTGATGTGGAGGATGTAATGCGTTCATATACTGCTCATGGCCAGGAAATGAATGAGAGTAAGCAGTACGTGAGCAAACAGGATTGCGTGTACCTCAGGCGCTGGCACCATGTTAACTACAGGGTTAACGGGGTATGCGTAGGTGTCTATTCAACTTACCGTGCTTTGGGTAGGCTGATGGAACAGGAGCGGTACTACGACCCAGATGTATGGTCTGCAACGATGGTTGCTTTGCGTCAACTTTCCATCATTGAGAATGTGAAGTACCATCCTCTGAAGGAAAAGTTCGCCGACTTTTGCATGAAAAGGGATAAATACAGACTCGGACTGGATATCCCAGGGTTTCTTGACAATATCTCCAGTATTGCTGAGCAATCTACCGACCTCATGCCCGACTTTCTTGGC